CAGTAAAGGCACAATATGGCACAATACATAGTTACTAGTGATAGGTTCGCTAATTGTAAGCGCGGCGACATTTTAGACGGCAACGATTTAAAAAAAGACGGTATAAATATTGAAGTGCTTATAGATAGCGGGCATATATCCACATATACGCCTAAGAAATCTGCTAAAACTAAAGATACAGAAACAGACAAGGACTAACCCACTATGGCTACAACAGTTTACTTAAGCTCACCCGCGCTAACTATTAACAGCGTGAACCTCACGGACCAGGCGACTAGCGCGGTTTTGTCGTTTGTCTACGAGCAATTAGAGACCACGAGTTTTGGCGATACTGCCCGCAAGTTTGGCGGTTCGTCTGTAACTTCGTTGCAAAATAATACTTTTGAAGTAACGCTTTATCAAAGCTATGCAGCTTCAGAAACAGAAGCGACGATTTATGGCCTTGTAGGTATTCAAACGACTATTACAGTTTCGCCTACAGCTGCAGGACTTGTAACGCCTAGCGCTACAGAACCTAAATACACGCTTACAGGTGCTTACCTTGAAAGCCATACGCCTATTAACGCTTCGCTAGGTGAACTAAGCACAATTACGCTTACGTTTACAGGCGGCACACTTACTAAAGCCGTTTCGTGATAACGCGGCTTTGGCCGCTGAGAACTAAAACAAAACAAACCGCGTTTAATAAACGCCGTACCGAGAAAGGCAAGTAATGCAATTAACACTTAAAGCCGTATTTAACGACGGCACAGAATACGAAGTACAAACAAACCTAATGACGCTGGTTTCTTGGGAAAGAAAATATAAACGCAAGGCGTCAGATATGGCGGCAGGCATAGGCGTAGAAGATTTAGCGTATATGTGCTACGAAGCCAGCCGGTTAAACAAAATCACAGTGCCAGCAAACCTAGATTTATTTATCGGCAGTTTAAAAAACATTGAAGTAATAGAACAGCACGACCCAAAAGTAGACCCGGAAGCTTAAGGTATGTAATGGCCGAAATACTGGTAGCTACTGGTTTTTGGCCTAACAACGTACCTTATGAATTAGGCGACGTTTACGCTGTAATAGAAATTTTAAACAAAAGAAATAAAACGTATGTCTAGTCCGTTAACGCTTCAAATTTCTGACGTACAAAAAACGCTTGCCGAACTAAACAAGTTTGACAAGGTTTATAGGCGTGAAATAACTAAACGCATTAAAGGCGCTGGTACAGAAATTATTACTACAGCACGGCAACTTGTAGGCGACGTACCGCCGTTGTCTGGTATGGCGCGCGGCAAACTCATTAAAGGCCGCGAAGTGTACTGGGATAACAAAAGCGTAAAAGCTGGTTTTAAAATTAAAGTAGGTAGGCGCGGTAGTCGGGGCGGCACAGTTCAATTTAAAGATAAGTTTGACGCCGAAACTAACCCACGCGAAAGCCATAGCGTTACGTTTGGCGCTAGGCCCTATGAACTTATGGTGGCCCAACAAACAGACGCAGCAGGCGCTATCTATGACCACGCAGGCATTAAAACTAAAGGGCAGTTTGTAACTAACTTAAATGTAGAAGTAGGTAGCCAGCCGCGCGCAATAGACCCAGCAGTAGAAAAAAACCGTAAAACCGTAGAATTTGCTGTAGTTGAAATTATCGGTGAAGTAACAAAAGTATTAAACAAAAATCTTAAGGCCCGTTATGGCAATTAACATACCGATAGTAAGCACGTTTGACCCTAAGGGTTTAAACGCTGCAGAAAAAGCGTTAGGCGGTTTAAGCGGTTCAGCTGGCAAAGTAGGCAGTATTTTAAAGGCTTCTGTAGTGCCGGGCCTTATTGCTGTTACTGGTTCAGTTTTAGCGTTTACTAAAGGCCTTTACCCAGCTATTCAAGCGGCCAGCGATTTACAAGAAAACACTAGCAAAATCGGCGTCATCTTTGGTGAAGCTGGCAAAGCCATTACGGACTTTAGTAAAACGGCTGCTAGGGATATTGGGCAAAGTCAAAACCAAGTTTTAGCGGCTGCCGGTACGTTCGGCACATTTGGTAAAGCAGCAGGCATAGCCGGCGAAGAATTAGCGACGTTTACAACTGATTTTATTACGTTGTCTGCAGATTTAGCGTCGTTTAATAACACAACCCCAGACGAAGCTATTAACGCTATTGGTTCAGCGCTTCGCGGCGAAGCCGAACCGTTACGCAAATTTGGCGTATTGCTTAACGACGCAACACTTAAAAGCGCCGCTATGGAATTGGGCATATATAGCGGTAGCGGTGCGTTAACAGCGCAACAAAAAATCTTGGCTGCACAAAAAGTTATTTACGAACAAACAGGCGACGCGCAAGGCGACTTTGCTAGAACGTCAGACGGTTTAGCTAACCAGCAAAGAATTTTAAGCGCACAAATTGAAAACGTTAAAATTAAAATAGGCGAAGCATTACTACCAGCATTTCAAAAAATAGTTGCGTTTACTAACGATTACATAGTGCCAGCGTTAGACCGTTTTGTTAGTGGTTTGACAGGCGGTAAGGGCGTTAGTAAGAGTATGACAGACGCTATTTCTGTTATGGGCGGGTTTGGTCCGGCAGTTATTGCAGGGGCTAAACAGGCTGTAAACGCGTTACTTGAAGTAGTTAGAACCGCTGCTTTAACTTATGAAGCGTTTAAAGCTGTTTCTACAGCCGTTAGATTTTTTAAAGGTGATTACAAAGGCGCGTTAGGCGATTTTGGCAAAACAATAGCAGCGGCAGGCGTTGCACAATATACGCGCAAATTACAACAAGACAGTAATAATTTTTTTGACCAACTTTTAACTAACGTCAATAACGCCCAAAGCGCTTTAGCTAATCAAAACAAAACGATTGTAGAAAGTAATGAAGCTTACGAAGGTTGGGGTAAAGCCGTTGAAGGCGTAGTACCTAAATTAGAAGGATTAGCTGGGGGCGGCGAAGGCGGCGGCAAAGGCGGCGGTAAAGGTGCTGTAAATAAAGTAACTGAAGCCGTTAAAGAAGCTTCAGAAGCTTTAAATAAAGAAATGGGCAACGCTTTAGACGCTGCTAAAGACCGCCTTAAAAAAGCCCAAGACGCATTTAACGATTTTTATAAATCAGTTAGCGACGTAATTAAAGGTGCTTTAGATTTTGGTGCAGCTTTTGAAGAAGGCGGCGAAGACGCAGGTTTAACGTTTTTTACTGCGCTACAAAAACAGGCTGATAAAGCTAAAGAATTTGCTGGCTTAGTAGAACAACTGTTAGCTAGTGGTTTATCTCAAGAAGCATTACAGCAAGTTATAGACGCTGGCATAGATAGCGGCGCGGCTATTGCTAAAGAGCTTTTACAGTCCAGCGAAAACGTTTTGCGGGCTAACAAACTTGTATCTGAAACTAACGCTATAGCTGAAAGTATTGCTAATTTGTCTGCAAGCAAATTTTACGCGGCAGGCGTTTCTAACGCGCAACAATACTTGGCAGGCGTTGAATCGGCTATGGCAATAGCGCAAGCCAAGTTAGGTAAAAAGGGTATAAATTTGGCTGACGTTAAGGGCATTAGCGCAGGTTTTGGCGACGCTATTAGCAGTACGCCGGGCCTTACAGGTCCTTCTATGCCTACGTTTGGGCCAATAGGTGCGCCTACAGATAAAGGCAGGCCGTTAGGTAATGTAACTATTAACGTTACGGGCGGTTTGGCTACGACTGCAGAAACAGCGGTAGCGGTCAATAACGCAATGCTTGCCTATAACCGTTTGGCTGGGCCTTCGCAGTTAGCAATTTCGTAATGGCTGGGGTAGCTGTTGTAGGTTCAGGTAATTACGAATTGTTTATAGATACAGGTTTTATTCAAGACGGCTTTACGTTAAACGACGCTACGGCAGGCGTTTTAAATAATACGCAATATGTTTTAGACGGTACTACTAATTTTGCAGGCGTTTTAGAAGGTTGCGTAGGCGTCAACGTTAGGCGCGGCAGACGCGACCAAGGCGACCAGTTTGGTACTGGCACTATGTCTTTTACGCTTAGCGATACGTCAGGTATTTTTAACCCGTTTGATGAACTTAGTCCGTATTTTGACGCAGCTACAGCGCAGCCGGGTTTAGCGCCTATGCGTAAAGTTGAGCTAGTCCGATACGACGATTTGAATAATGCCGAATATCTTTTCAAAGGTTACGTTGTCAATTACAATTATGATTTTGCTTTAGGTGGCATAGATACGGTAACGGTTTTTTGTGCAGACGATTTTTATTTATTAAGCCAAACCGTTTTAGATGAATTTAACGTAAGCGAAGAATTAACTAGCGCCCGGCTTACAGCAGTTTTAGATTTACCAGAAGTTAACTTCCCGATAGCCCAGCGCGCTATTACTACAGGTACGCAAACGTTAGGCGGCGCTGCAGCATTTACCATTAGCCAAGGCACAAACGTTTTAAGTTATTGCACTGAAATAAACGACGCTGAACAAGGCCGCCTATTTATGTCGCGCGACGGGTTACTAACGTTTCAACCGCGCGTAGGAAATACGCTTAGCGGTTCGGTAGCAGACTTTCACGACGACGGCACAGCAATAGTGTTTAATCAGTTAGGCATTAGTTTTGAAGCTGACCAAGTAGTAAACCGTGCAGTAGTCCAAATTTTAGGTAGCAATAACCCGCAAACTGCAGACGACGCAGCCAGCCAAGCCAAATATTTTATACAAACCCAAAGCATTACAAACAGCCTTTTACATAACGACACTGCAGCCGCAACCCTTGCCAGCTACCTACTGGAAGGCGAACCAGAACCGCGCTATACGTCTGTAGGTACGGCCTTAAATATGTTGACTACAGCCCAGCGCGACACAGTAGCCATAATAGATATAGGCGACACAATAACGGTAGAAAAAACGTTTACTAGCGGCGCTGGCACTACAGAACTAGCCCAAGAATTAAGTATTGAAGGCGTAGAACATATGTTAAATATTGGCGACGGCCATAAAATATTGTTGTTTACTAGCCCTACAACTATTGTTTATGAACTGATTTTAAATGATGCTGTTTTTGGCATACTAGACGCTGACAATGTTTTAGGGTAAAGTAAGGACACTATGACCACGCCGTTTCCGTTTGTAGCTTCAACTGTTTTAACAGCGCAGCAATTAAACGACATACAAAATTTACCTATATCAGATAAAACCGCTAGCTATGTTTTAATTGCCGGCGACGAAACTAAACGCACAATGATGAACAGCGCAAGCGCTACAACGATTACGGTTAATAATTCTATTTTTACTGTTGGTGATGTTATTCAGGTCGCTAATAAAGGTGCAGGCGTTTGCACAGTAACCGCAGGCGCGGGCGTAACTATTAACACAAGCGGTTCGCTTGCTTTGGCGCAATATGGGGGCGGCTATTTACTTGCTTTGTCGGCGTCAACTTTTACTTTTTTTAACTTAGGGGGCGGCGGTGCGTCGTATGGTACGGCAACGGGCGGTTCAAGTAGTTCAATTACTGTTGGCGGATTAAATTACACGCTTCTTGCTTTTACTAGTGATAGTACGTTGACGGTTACTAAAGCAGGTTTGTTTGATGTTTTGCTTGTTAGCGGCGGCGGCGGCGGCGGGTATGGGCGAGCAAGTAATGGCGGCGGCGGCGGGGGCGCAGGCAGTTTTATTGAACAAACAATTTATTTAAGTTCTAACGCTGCTGTTGATATTGGCGCGGGCGGTGCAGGTGGGGCTACAGGTGTTGTTGGAACAATCGGTTTAGCGTCTGCTGTTGGCACATCTGCAAACGGTGTTTGCGGTGCGGGTGGTGGTTGCGGTGGAACTTATGTTCAAACAACTATGCAAAACGGTCAAGGCGGCGGTAATGGCGGCGGTTCGGGTGGATTAAATAGCACAGGTGGTGCAGCGGCAAGTTCAGCGTTTGGTTTTAATGGCGGAACTTGCCAAAATTCATTTGCTTCGGGTTCTGGTGGTGGTGGTGCTGGTGCGGTGGGTGCAAATGGTGGAACTCTTGCGGGTGCTGGTGCTGGTGGGGCTGGTGGTGCGGGCAAATCGTTAAGCACTTTTACGGGTGGCACAGTCGTTACGACTGTTGCGGTTGGTGGTCGTGGGGGCGATGAAACTGGCGCAACAACTGGCACGGCGGGCGCGGCGAACACAGGCACGGGCGGCGGCGGGGGTTATGGCGGCGGTGCGGCGGCAGGTGCGGGCGGTTCGGGAATTGTTTATGTCAGGTTTAAGGTTTAATTATGGTCGCACAATACTTCGCACAACTTGACGAAAATAATTTAGTTACCTATGTTGCAGTCGTAACGACTGAATTTATGGCGGCAAACCCTAACCGATACACGGGTATTTGGGTTGAAACATTTTTTGACACGGCAGGCAAAACGTATGCTGGTATTGGGTATGCGTACAGTTACGACACACAAGATTTTACGCCGCCAATTGAGCCTGACGACAAGCCGTGATGCTATGCGGTACGGTTTATTTGCTTTAATACTTATGTTGACCGCTTGCGAAACAACACGCGACAACACAATTACGGTTAAATCAAAAGTAAAAAATTCTGCACTTAATTCTTGTTATGTGCCGGACCGTTGCGGGATAACGCCGTGAAACGCTACCGATACAGCCCAGATGAACTACACGCGCGGTTAATTGTTACGGTAGGCGTATTGCTAGGTTTGGTTTTTAGCGTCATTGTCGTAGGTATGGTTTACGGCCTATTGTTTGTAAGCCAGCCAATAGAACAAAGCCCAAATGACGCAGCTTTTATAGATTTAATGTCAACTATCGTAGTTTTTTTGACCGGCACATTATCTGGCTTAGTTGCGTCTAACGGTATTAAAAGCAAACGTAACGAATATCTAGACGAAAATGACTAGACCGTACACAGCTGTTAAAGCGCCGGTAGCTTCTGGCCCGTTGGCAGGTAATGACGAATTTATACGGCAGGTAGTTAAACGGTCTATGGGCTCGCTTTGGAATAATGGCAGTTGGATAGTTCGGAATATTCGGACAAAACCGGGCCAGTTATCTAATCACGCGCGCGGGCTGGCTACAGATTTTAGTTATAGAAAGATGACGGATAAAGGTTTAGTAGACGGGCGCAAAGTTGCGTTGCCGTTTATATATAAGCTGCTTGAAAATGCAGACGTTTTACAAATAGAATTAGTTATTGACTATCACGAAAACAGAAGTTTTAAATGTGATAGGGGTACTTGGATTAAAGGCAAGTGGTCCGGCGGCGACTGGTTTCATATTGAAATATCACCGGCTATGGCTAATGACGCAAACCTTGTAAAACAAGCGTTTCAGCAGGTTTTTAAGGATATGCCACAAACTGTTTAGCGTTTAGGTTAAGGTTTGTTTAACCCCTTACCGAGAAAGTTAGGCCGTATATGACCCTTCTTAGCAAAGCTGTTATTT